GGTCGCGGGGATGCCGAAACCGTGACGCCGGGCGCCTCACGGGCTCAGAGCCCGGTCACCGTGCTGAATGCCGCGGCGCGGTAGATCGTGAGTGCGACGCGCATCCCGGCGCGCACCGTCTTCTGACCCTGGAGGAACTGATTGTTGACCAGGCCGAGCGCGACTTCGAGGCCCTTCTTCTGCCAGAGCTGAATGAAGTTCGCAAAGTCACCCGTGATGCCGGTGCCCTGCGTGAGTGCCTCGGCCTGCACCACGATGAGCCCCCACATCCGCTCTGGTCCCGCTTCGGCCGGCGAGCCCCAGATGTAGATGCCGTCAGCGGTGCGCTGCAGACGAATGCCCTGCCAGTCGAGGGGATTGATCAAGTGCGCGCTCGGCACGGCGCGGCCCGTCGTGCGCACCTTCACCATCGCCTTATAGAACGCGTCCTGCGCCGGATCCGTGCCCTTCGCCTGCGTCTGAATGCCCGCCTTGTTCACGATGCCGGTCAGGTTCGGCGCGTTGCCGTCACCGTTGATGATCTGACCGTCTGCGCGCTGGAGGACGCCGAAGCGCAGTCGCGTATCGAGGTAGGCCCCAACGCCATCGACATCCTCGAGCTGTTCATCCGTCACCGGCACAGAGTCACCGATCGAGCGCACCGTCTCGCTGCGCTGCGTGAGCGCGAAGGNCGACTCGGCGTACGTCGCGGCCTCGNNCCGCTCGGCGGCCGCATGNGTGCGAGTCGTCTCTTCCATGTAGACGATCGCCGCCTGCTTCGTCGTCGCGGTCGGGATGATATCGAGCACCTGCAACGGGCGCGTCGCCTTGTCGATCACGAGCCCCGGCACGCGCGTCGATTCGGGCCCCCAGCCGGCGCTCGTCTGGAAGAGCGTTTTCATCTCGACCTCGTCGCCTTCCTCGAACGACTCGGTCGGCTGGCGCGATGTCTTGAATCCCTGGAACGCTTTCGACTCGACGATGAGTTGACCGAACGACTTCTTGGCTTTCTGTCGCTCGTCACGCTCGCCCGGGCCGGGGAAGGGCAGCACCTTCGCCGGCTCGCTCCGACGCTTCTCGTTCTCGTCGTGAATGCGCTTCATCTCGACGATGCTGTCGCGCTCCTTGCCCAGATCATTGAGCTCGGAGTCCATCGCGCGGACTTTCTCGACGACTTCNTGCGAGTCCTTCGCGCCGACGAGCTCCAGCACTTCCTTCTTGCCGAAATCGATACCGTCGCCAGCCTTGTCGAACACCTGATGAAGCATGTCCTGCTTCGCGGCGAGCTTCTCCTGCACATCCTTTAGCTTGACGGCGAGCGATCCCATGACCGGCATGGCCACCATCGAGTGACCGTGGCTCGCGAGGTGATTCACCAACGGGTGGCCCCCGGAGAACCACGCGAGCAGGAACGTGACGAGGAGCGCGATCGCGATGAGCGCGATCGCGGGCATCGACAGCAGCGCCGACCCGACGGCACCGGCGGGGACCCCAGCGCCGAATGATCGCGAGAGGTTGCGCACCAGCGGCGTGAGCCCCGAGATGCCGCGCACTTTGCGAAGGATGATGGACATTNGACGGAACTCGCTCCTTGGGAGTGGGAACGCAAAAAGCGCCTGGCCGCGACCACATCGGGTCGCGTCAGGCGCTCGCCTCAACAACAGAATTGTCGAACTGCTCTCAGGCTACAGCATACAACGACGATACCGAACGCGCCACAGGGGAGCGGCGACTATCCTACCGGCCGGCCGCGAGACGCGCGCACGTTTTCGAGAACCGCGCGAACTCCTGCAGGGCTTCGGGTGACGGTGTGACGATCTTCGGATCGCTCGGCGGATCACCCTCCGGGTCCTTCGGCTTGCCGGACTTGAGCGACAGCGTTTCCGTATCGATCCCGGCGCCGAGCATGACGGGGCAGACCTCATAGACGCGCGACTTCTCGATCACCCGATAGACGCCGAGCTGTCGGAGATCCTCCGTCACCTCGCCCGTCTCGAGCACGTCGAAGCCGTACGACCACTCCTGTAAATCGTCGGTGCCCTTGATCGTCCGGAACGTGTCGACACCGTCGATCGTGTCCATGAAGAACTGGCCTTCCATCCACGCTTTCGTGTCGTCGGCGTGAATGACACCGCGGCCGACGGGCTTCGCGCCCCTCCACGACTCGTGACCGTACGCGGAGATCAGGACCTTCGCGCCCTCCTCGAAGGCGCCGGGCCGCGTGATGTCGCCGTCCAGGTCCTTCACGTTGAACGTCGCGAACACCGCGGTGACGAGGCCCTGATCGGCATCCTTCACCTTGAACTCGATGAAGCTCTTCATGGCCCGGCGCGCCTGGGCCTTCTGCTGCGTCGTCATTCGTCGCCCCCCTCGGTTGGGTCGGTTGTGTCACTGGAATCATTGGCCGGCGGTTCGTTCGGCTTCGACGCCGTGAATGGAATCGGCTTTCCATCTGACCCGAGCTGCGCCACGTTCGTCGGCTGTACGTACACGTTGTCCGCGTCGGTCGCCGCACGGCCGGTCTCCCGGCGCGCCTCCGCTCGGGTGATCACGCCAGCGAGATAGTCGGCCCGGATGCGATTGTGTTTATCGGCGGTGTCCTCCCAGAGCGCGCGCACCTGGGTCGTGTCGAAGCGAGCGCGGACCGTCCCGCGCCGTGCCGGCGGCGCATACCCCTGCATGCCATCGAACACGCGCTCGGTGAGCACCGACCGATCGATCTCGTCAGTGACGATCTTCTGAATCGGCATCAGGCCGCCGGTCCACGCGAGCTGCCGCATCTCCTTCATCGTCGCGCCCACCTTCGTCTGCTGCAGTCCGGTACCGAAGCCGACAACCGCCGCCGGAATGCCGAGCGCCGCGCACACGCGCTCTTCGCTCACGTCGCGCAGTGGAGACACGTCGAAGCCCTGCATGTTGTATTGGAGGAGTTGCGCTTTCGTCGGAGAGCCGAGCGCGAGCGCATGGCCGCGCCGATCACCGGTGAAGTTTTCTTGGACGTATTTCTTCGTCTCCTCGAGCGCTTGCTTGCCCACCGTTCCGCCGCCGGTCGCCTCGGGCGAGATGATCACCCCGATTACGCCGAGGTTCTTGAGAATCGCTGTCGCGAAATTCGCGGCCTGATCATCCATGGCCACATCACGAACGAGCGCCCCGAGCGGCGACAGGCCCAGCCGGATGTTGCGCGGATCCAATCCGAACCGGAAATGCACGACGTCTGCGACATCGACCGGGACCGCCTGGCCGCCCGCGAGGTAGTCGTAATAGTCGATGAACGTCGTGCCGTCACTCGACCATCGCGGCTGCATCATGTAGCGAGGCACCCACCAGAGCTGCACGACCTCGCCGAGCGCGTTCCGGATCTTGAGTAGATACGCGTTGCCGAAGCACAGGTCGAGCACGACGGCCATCATCAGTTGCAACCCACCGTAAAACGGGTTGGGCTGACGGAGCAGCGTCGTGAGCGGATGCGGTGTTTCCTCCTCCCACTGCTTTTGTCGGTTGCGCTTCTCGACGATGAGCGGCGCCTCGGGGAACGTGCGCATCATCCAGTTGATGGGCGCCATCAGCACCGACGATCCGAGCCCGTCGCCAACCTCTTTCGCGTAGTCGACCTTGGTCTCTGGCAGGAGCTCGTGCGCCGGTAACAGGCTGAACATCGGCGTCGGACCAGTGCCGTGCACCATGTGCGTGAGGCTCTTCGATTCCGTGTCGCCGGCGAGGAACCCCGGCTCGCGACTCGGAAACTTGATGAGCGAATTCAGAGGACTCATATCGGTCTCCAGTCGTCGGATTCGGGCATGACCTGTGCGCGCGCGATGCCCATCACGCAGGCGACGGCGCCGTCGATCTTCGACTCGGCGCGGTCCTTCCGCGGGAAGATGTTGTCCTTCGCGTCCGGCTTGACGGTCACGTTGCTCATCATCCAGGTGAGGATCGGATTGCCGTCGTGATGGAAGCGCCCGGCGATGACGAGTGCCTCGAGCTCTTTCATCGGCTCGCTGAGGCGCGCCGTGGTCTGCGGGAACTCCGCCACGACAAATCCCTCTGCCTGC